GGCACAAGTTTTCCTGAAACTATTTCAGAAGAGCTTCTTAACGAGTATCAAGTTTTCCAAGTGCATATTGATGCAATGCCGGAAACTACATACCAACAAGACGCAACACGCCAGGATCCGGTATTTGAAAACGGACAGTGGGTACAGCATTGGCTAGTAACCAATGCTAGTGCAGAAATTGTTCAGGATAGATACGAATCTCAATGCGCAGAAATAAGAAGCATTCGTAACATTAAATTAACAGAGTGCGATTGGACACAAGGCAAAGACATTCCAGATTCCGTATCGTTGGTATGGCAGGGATATAGACAACAATTACGAGATTTAACTAGTCAAAACGGATTTCCGTTTTCTGTTGAATGGCCAATCGCCCCGTGATTATTGTCGCTGACAGCACAAAGTAACTTGTAAAATACACAGGTTACTAAATTCTTTTATCCGCGATTGGATAAATATAGTTAGACAAGAGACCGAACAGCTCTTGTCCCTTAAGGGAGTACATACTCAAAATGGCTAATCAAATCATTTTAAAGCGCAGTTCAACTGCTGGCAAAGCCCCAACTACAGCTCAGTTGGCGTTAGGCGAAATTGCTATCAACACACACGATGGCAAGATTTTTATCAAGAAAGATGACGGCGTACCTGCTGTTGTTGAAATTGGTGGTGTTACAAGTGTTAACACACAAACAGGCGATGTTGTATTGTCAACATCGGATGTTGCCGAAGGTTCTAATCAATACTTCACAACAGCTCGCGCTCGTACAGCATTAAGTGCCGGAACAGGTATTATCTATAACAGCACAACTGGTAACATCACTAACACTATTAGTCAGTATACCGATGCGTTGGCAGTTTCTGCTAATGCAAGTGCTATTGCTACTGCTAAGAACGAAGCGATTTCTGCCGCAGCAACTGACGCAACTACTAAAGCAAATGCAGCTAAAGACGCAGCTATTGCCGCAGTAACAAACGGCGCTGGCGCAGCGTTTGATACATTGAAAGAAATTCAAGATGCAATGGCCACTGACCCTGAATTAGCATCGGCTATCTCTGGTCTAACACACGCTGGTATTGCTGGTAATTTACCAGTAAGCAATTTGAACAGCGGTACCAATGCCACAGCAGAAACATTCTGGCGCGGCGACGGTACATGGGCAACCGGTGTTGCTGGTCCACAAGGCCCAGCAGGTGCTACAGGTCCACAAGGCCCAGCAGGTGCTACAGGTCCACGAGGCCCATCTGGTGACCCATTCAGTGGCGGCACATTTACAGGTCCAGTTGCTATGAATGCTGGCTTGACAGTAACTGGTAACATCACTGCCACAGGCGAAGTTACAGCTTACTACTCTGACGTTAACTTGAAGAAGGATATTGTAGAAATCACAGATCCAATCGCCAAGGTAATGGCATTGCGTGGTGTAACATACCGTCCAAACCAAACAGCGTTAGATTTAGGTGTAACAGACAAAGACGAAGTTGGTGTTATTGCGCAAGAAGTCGAAGCAGTATTGCCACAGTTGGTGTGCCCATCGGCGTTTGACGGTTACAAGACTGTTAAATATGACAAACTGACAGCATTGTTGTTGGAAGCAGTAAAAGCTCAACAAATGCAAATTGAAGCCTTAACAGCCCAAGTTGCAAAAATGAGCGGTCAATAATCAAAACAAAGGGAGACATTGTCTCCCTTTGATTGGTACATGTTGATACAATGGAAAAGGTGCGAAAGCACCTTTTCCATTGGAAACATTTAGATTAGCTGTTGGCTTCAATTAGCAAATGCAAAGCCGGCGGCAGACTAACAAAAAAAGCATGCCATTTTTTTAATTTTCTTAAATTGATTGCAGCAGATGTCTGATATTCTGGCTGTTGTGGATTATTAATTATACTCAGCATAGTAGCGCTATCAACCACAGTGCTATTGATCAGGGTGGACTTTATAACTGGGTCAGCTAGCAAACTGGCTAACAACGGGTGACCCCACAGTCCTTCATTGATCAAGCGTCTAGTTTCCAAATACCATCTTTCTGTATATGATATTGAATCTTTGTACAGTGTGTTTAATAGTGGATTTTGCAAACGGTAGTGCCAGCACTGTTGCATATTAACTTGACAGTGGGGCCCTGCATATATCTCAGGCTGTCCTAAAGTGTTTTTAATTACTTTTAACGCCATCTAACAAACCTTCTAATGCTTCTCGAAATCCACGACTGTTAAACATCTTGGCAGTATTACGATGCAGCGGTTGCGGCCATTCCCACAAGTTGACCCAGCAGTAGCCGGCGCTTTCTTCATCTATTGTAGGGACGAATTCATCTTCACACAAGATTAGATAACTAACATGTCTAAAACGTTTGTCGCGAGTAATAAAAGTATAAACATGACTCATGGCAATGGTGTTAGGCACACCCGGAAACCCAAGTTCTTCACATAGCTCGCGCTTTAGTCCTTCGAGGTCGCCTTCGTTACCATCTAGCTTGCCGCCCCAGAGTCCCCAACACATGCCACGAGTTTCCGAAGGACTACGAAGCTGCATCATTGCTCTTCCGGTATTCTTACTTACGATCAAAGCTCCTACGGCGCGCATTTTTTAATAGTGTCTGGTGATTGTTTATAAGAACCGTTTGCCCGTCGTGTAGCAACCATCTTTGCAATTGATTCTAGCGTATTAGTCTTCATCGTACCATTTGCCTTTTTAGTAGCTAGCGTCTTTTCAATTGATTCCTTAGTATGCTTGCGTCCACCACCATCACCATTTTCTGCTATCAGATTAGCCCAATCATCACTTTCAACTATATTCCATAATTCACTGTAATATATTCCAAGTTCTGCTACCTCCTCTTTTGAGGTGCATTCCTTAAGGATTTCAGTGGTACAATCGTATCCATGTACTTTTAGATGACGAGTCCAATATGTGCCAGAATCTGGATACTTGTATGGATCTTTGTTGATAGTCTTGCCGAGGTATTTTAGCCCAGTGATATTATGTGTCTTGACGTATAGATAAATAATCATGTTGATGTTCCTTCAGAACGTTAAAGCAGGTGGGAATTGACGTTCCGCGATCTGCACTTTTATTTATCATATTATGGCTCAACCCATTGACAACGGTTATTAAATGTGTTACACTTACTAATAAAATAAGGGGCCACAATGACCGACGCAAAACCAACCACGATCTATTTAAAAAACAAAGATATTTTAGCAGCCATCCATGCTAGTAAAATGAGCTACTGCTGGAAAGAAAGCCGAGATGTTGAACAATACGATTACATCTTAACAGAATTAAAGAGCTTTCATAATCGTAAAACTAAAATTTGCCCCGAAGGTGCAGTCAATTTAGCACGTGAAGCTCGTGCAGCCAGGATGCAAACTGCTGCATATCAAGCTGCCATTGCAGAGTGGGAAGCAAACAACGGCAAAGCAAGTACCAAACCAAAACAAGATCAGTTTGAAGTAGATTCTAAAAAGATTCCTGTAACTGATCTTGTTGTTCGAATGATGACATTTGAGCATATCCCGCTGGAGCCGGGTCGTAAAAATAATCCCAAAAGTATTGCAGATCATAGAAGCAAAGTAAACTTTCCACCGTTCAAACACTTTGTTCAAAACGAAGATGGCTCATGGCGCGAAGTGCTTCGCAGTCATTGGAAAGGTGACTTAGAAACTGGAGAGTTTTGTGTAACTCACGGACAAATTACAAACCGCTTGGGTGCCATGTTCTTAAAACTGTGCGAACGTTACAGCTTGCGAAGCAACTGGCGCGGCTACTCATATGTAGACGAAATGCGTGGACAGGCACTTATTCAACTGACACAAATTGCCTTACAGTTTGACGAAGGCAAGAGCCAAAACCCATTTGCTTACTATACTGCCGCAGTTACAAACTCATTTACTCGAGTGCTCAACGTAGAAAAGCGTCAACGTGACATCCGCGACGACCTGTTATGCGATTCCGGACAGATGCCAAGTTGGACTCGTCAGATGGAAAGTCAACAGGCTCACATTGAAGGTATCGAAAGATTTAATGCACTCAAAGATCCAGCAGCTGAAATTGACACAGAAGTAGCAATCAACACAGAAGAAGTAGAAGTTGACGCAGACATTGACATTGATGCAGACATTGAAGTAACAGAAATTATTTTAGAAGACAACGAGGAAGTAGAATGACAAATCCGTTTCGGGACCAAGAGAAATTTATGCGAGCCTGTGATCAACAGGTTGATGGCTCAGATGTGAATCAATTCAAAATGTACTTGAAGTTGATTGAAGAAGAACACCAAGAGCTCAAAGATGCATTAGCAGCACATGACGATGTTGAAGTGTTAGATGCGCTGTTAGACATCCTGGTTGTTACAATCGGTGCCATCCACTCAGCTGGATTCGATGCCGAAGGTGGATGGAAAGAAGTTATGAGCACAAACTTTGCCAAGATTGATCGAGAGACAGGCAAGGTCCGAAAGCGTGAAGATGGGAAAGTGTTGAAGCCATCTTTCTGGCAAGCTCCGCAACTGGAACAATTCTTAAAGAAAGAGTAAGCATGCAACATCCAGACAGTTTAAAACGTCACATTGATCACTTAGTGGTTCACCACGAGAATCTCGAGAAGCAACTGGTGATCCTCGAAGAGCAACACCAAAATGATACTCCGGTTGCCCAAACTCTTAAGAAACGAAAACTTTTGCTTAAAGACGAGATGGTTCGTTGTAGACATACTCTTGCAGAAATGCTATAATAACTAATGACTCAATCATTTAAAAAAGCAGTATGCTTCACTGACGTGCATTTCGGTCTTCGCAACAATAGTCGTAGCCACAACAACGACTGTGAAAACTTTATCAAGTGGATGGTAGAAGAAGCCAAACGAGAAGGTGCCGAAACATGCATCTTTCTTGGTGACTGGCACAACAACAGATCCACTGTTAACGTTAGTACACTTAACTATACAACGTCCAACGTCAAGTACCTTTCGGAACATTTTGAAAAGGTATACTTGATCATGGGCAACCATGACCTGGCGTATCGTGAAAAGCGTGAGATCAACTCACTGCCGTTTGCCAAACACTTGGACAATGTTGTCTTAGTTGACGAACAGTTAACAGTAGGCGACATGACAATCATCCCGTGGCTAGTCGGCGACGAATGGACCCGGATGGCCAAGCTGAAAAGTCGTTATGTGTTTGGACACTTTGAACTGCCCAACTTTAAAATGAATGCCATGGTCGAAATGCCCGATCATGGTGGACTCAATGCTGGACACTTTCCCAATCAAGAACTTGTCTTTAGCGGACATTTCCACAAGCGCCAACGCAAAGGCAACATTGTGTACATGGGCAATTGTTTCCCGCACAACTATGCTGATGCGTGGGATGATGAGCGTGGTTGCATGTTCTTAGAGTACGGTGGAGAACCAGACTTTAGAACCTGGCCAGATGCTCCCAAGTTTAAAACACTTACACTGACTCAGGCCATTGATCGGCATGCTGAATTGTTTGATTCTCAGACATTTGCTCGCATCACAATCGACGTGGACATCAGCTACGAAGAAGCAACATATATCAAGGAGCAGTGGGTAGAAACGTATAACATGCGTGAGCTGTCGCTGATTCCTGGCAAGAAGGAAGAACATGCAACTGAGTGGTCAGGCGGAGAGATTCAATTTGAATCTGTTGACGCTATTGTGCTGAATCAGATTCAGGCAATTGATTCTGATGTTATCGATCGTCAAATTCTCACACAAATTTACCAAGGACTAACAGTTTGATTCGCTTTAACAACCTGACAATTAAAAACTTCATGAGCGTGGGCAATGTGACCCAGGCTCTTCGCATGAATCAACATGGGTTGACTCTTGTGCTTGGCAACAACTTGGACTTGGGCGGGGATGGTGCTCGTAACGGTGTAGGTAAGACCACAATGGTCAATGCACTCAGCTACGCGATTTACGGCAATGCTCTTACCAACATCCGCAAAGAAAACTTGATCAACAAGACCAATACCAAAGGCATGTTGGTCACAGTGGAGTTTGAAAAGAACGGTGCCAAGTATCGCATTGAACGTGGACGCAAGCCCAATGTACTGAGATTCTTGGTTGATGACCAGGAAGTCAACGAGTCTGGTACAGACGAAGGACAAGGCGAAAATCGCGAAACACAAAAAGCAATTGAGCATGTTATTGGCATGAGTGCCGAAATGTTCAAGCACCTTGTTGCACTGAACACTTATACACAACCATTCTTGAGTCTCAAGAGTGGCGAGCAACGTGATA